ATTACGGTATGGATGTACTGAAATACCACTCCCAACACTGTCATTACCTGCCTGCATTACATCAGTTATGCCAGCAGCGGAGGTTTCAGTAATAGATAGGTTGTACTTATGTTTTAAGTAGCCCTGTATAGCCCAGCGGTTATGGCGATCTAGTAAAGAATCAAAGATTAACACTTCGTAAATCGTGCCTGACGTTTCTTCACCTGCGATATTCTTCATCAGGTTAATAACAACGTCATTATCTAGCTTTATTTGTGAACTCTCAGCGCCGTTATAATTGTTAGCGTTATTTACATCAACGTATTGTATAGAATTACTCCACCGTCCATCACCGAGCACCTCAAAAATAGCAGGAGCACTATTAGTAACAGTAACAGAGCTTGTTGCAGTCTGTGTCGCGCCGTCTACATCCTGAAATGTAAATTTAGGCTCTATTTCATCAGAGTCTTTTTCTTGCACAAAAGTCCAGTCTGATTCTGTGTCGGCAGAGTCACAAGATACAATAACATTAGTCGCAGTAGAAGCTGTATAGCTTATAGAGCCGACCACAAACATATGAAAAGAAGTAGGGAAGTTATCTATATTAGAACAAGATAAATGTTCCGTACCGTCAAAGGCCAATCTTTTATTCGCCAAGTCGTAGGTAGGCGCATCAGCAGCAGTATTCTGCTCAAAAACGTATTTGTTTTGGCTTTTATCAACCCACTGATACAAAGGTTTGTCTTGTACAGGTACGCCATCACCGTCATTAGCATTAGGGTCAGCCCCGTCAAGCCACAACAGTAAGTTATCGTATAAATGATAAGGCGTAAATAGCTGGCTCATTCAATATACCCGATGGCGCTAATGCTCCAGTTTAATAAAGTTGGCGAGCTGTAACTAGGCTGCTTTAATGATTTATCTATCGTACAGTAATAAAGCCTATTTCTGTCCGCTTTGATTTGTGCGTTAGTTTCACCAGTTACGCCTTGTGTATACATTACAAAAAATGGGTAACGGGAAACAAAGCACCCTAGATATTCAATCATCGGCCATGACTTTTGCTCACCGTTTATACGTGTATTGAACGCAGTATCAGTTGTATCTTCAAGGTCATCTTCGCTAAAGTTATTTAATTTTATATTTAATTTTTGCGGAACTTTTCGCACATCATTTAATAATGGATTGCCTTTATTGTTTCGCTTGATTGAATTCTCGTAAGGAGCAAAGCTAGGCGGCGTAAACGGTGCGGTAACGTCAATGTGCGAAGTAACCCACTGACCAGCAGACATAATTGATATATAGCTTTCCGTAGTCCAACCTATAGTTTCAATTGTTAAATATCTAACTGCAAGATTATTGTCTGTCCACATTGCACCGAACGGTTTATATAGATTATCGGCAGGTTTATATTCGTGCGTATAAACATCACCAGCATCCTCAAAGTTGCCAGTCGTACCATTAGTGTTAGTGCTGTACTTTATAGCAACACCTTGATCTTTAGTTAGATTGTGTCCGTAAATGGCAAAGCCGTTCATCGATAAAGCGTTAAGAAATAAAATTTTAACCCTTACCTGTGTAGAGTTAGCTATCTTAAACGTAGTACCTGCATTCTCATCGATACAATTCTCAAAGCCATGACCAGCAGCGGCAGCCCCAGTTTCATAGGTTATAGTTGTAGCTCCGCCTTTTTTACGCCAGTAACCGTGGTGTAATTCGTTCTCTACTAACATTGCTCCAGACATTATGAACCCACCAATGCGTTAATTTCTAGGCCGTCTTCTGTAGCCTCGTTTATGGCCTCTATGATACGCCTTGCACCGCTAGGGTCAATAGAGCCGTCTACTGTTACGTTTATAGCTTGAGGTGCTTGTGCTGCCGTTTCTGTTTGCTCTGGCTGTATTGGTGCCGACTGAGCAGCAGATGCGCCACCGCCACCACCGCCACCGCCACCACCACCACCGCTAATTCTGCCAGCAGCAGATGCGACAATCATTGCTCCTCGCACTACACCCATAACTTTTTCTTTTCCTGCCGCTGCTGCTGCTCTAGCTGGGGCATCGGGAGTTGGCAGGCTAAGTTGCGATTGTGCCGCTAAACCCATATTCACAGCGGTTGTTCTAGCATTATCAGCAAGAGCCATACCAGTTTCAGCGATTATAATAGCTTTTCTTATGGTTTTGCTTTGTCCTGCAAAGACTGATAATAGTCCTATAGCATCCTTAACGCCTCGTTTTTTAGCGTTGTATTGAAACTTTTCTGCCGCCACCACATCTTTTTTCTGTGTCGCATTAAATTCAGCATCAGCTGCGCGGTTTTTCTCTCTTCTAATCGCCTCTAACTCGTCTAATGCTCCGTATTTTAAGACGGCAGCCTCATATTCCAAGTCATTTTGGATGTACATATTCTCAAGTTTTAAAGAATTGGCTGCAAGCTCATCGCCCTCAAGTCGCATTCTTCTTTCTTTAATTAAATTCTCTTCCGCAGATAAATTCTGTATAAGAATATCTCTTTTAGCTAAAGCCGCCGCACTATCCCTTTCCTGCTGATCTATTACTGCTTGCGCGGCGAGTTCTTTTTTCCTTGCCTCGTCATCTATAATTGCTTGCAACTCTAAAATTCTTGCATCTCTTGCCTTATTGCCAGCATTACTTCTACTGTCTTTATTTTTTAGTCGAGCAAGTTCAGCCTCATCAGTCTCTATAATTTTACTGGTCAAGATGCCAAAAGCATTGGCCATAGTGTTGATCGCGCTTGTTGCAAATCCAGCAAGCCCAGTTTCTTCTGCTATAACCCTGTTAAGTTCTGTAAAATTATCTGAAAGTAAGTCTGTTGCAGCAGCTAACCCACCGCCACCACCAGCACCACCTACCTGCTCTTCAAGCTGCTTAACTATCATAGCTTGAGCTTCAAATAGCTTACCGCTTTCTTGTAAAAGTTTTATTTGTCTCTTTTGTTCATCAGAAAATGATATGCCAGACCGTGTAAGTGCGGTTAGGTTTGTGGCGGGGTCTTCTAGCGCCTTACCAAGCTGTTTGGCTCCAGAAACGGCAGTCGTACCCATAACAGCGGCAATATCTTGCGTAAGACCTATGGCTGATCTGAATGTGTCACCAGATATACTCTTAAAGGTTAGCAGCACCCCTTGAGCATCTCTAATATCTTTAGCTGAAGCAAGTGTTCCTCTTGCAATTTCGTCAGCCATAGAGCCTAACTCTCTAGCCGTAAACCCAGCGGTAAAGCCAGTCGCTTGCGTGAGAGCTTCAAGCCTAAACATTTGCTCTTCATATTGTTGAAATATAGATAAAGAGTTTTGCATTGCGATACCAATACCAGCAATACCAGCACCTACAGCCAAGCCCCCAACACCAACTCTACTAAGACCAGTTGCTATAAAGGATAATCGACCAGATAAGCCGTTTAACGGGCCTGTAAGTGCTGCTGTTGCAGTAGAGGCGTTTCTAAAGGAATCGGCCATCTTGTTAGTGGCTTTTGTAGTTTTCTTTGTGCCTTTGGCAACTTTCGGTATTTCTTTTGAAGTTTTACCAGCGGCTTTAGTTAAAGCGTCAAGCTCTTTTTGCGCTTTTTTTAACTCGCTAGTATTTGCTTCAAATATCAGTCTTGCAATTGTGTCTGCCATTGGTTAAGCCTTTCCTGATCTAAACCTAAAATGGCATCGACTTGCCATCTATCTAATTGTTCATTATATAAAGTGCAATAAGCAAGTATGTCCGTAAGAGATATGCGCTCCACACCTTTTGATATTAAACAAAAAGCATCCCAAGTTGGCGATAGATGATTCTCTAAGTAAGGCTGGTTTTTTAGCGCTAAAGGTGTTCGACCGCTAATCCTTTCTATAGCAGCCCATTGCTCAATTCGGGTAGATTTACTACCTTTTTGTCTACCGTTAGCGTAAAAAACCCACCTGCCAAACGCGATTAAGTTTTCGGTTTGGCTTTTATAAAATTTTCTCTATCGCCCATAAATAAATCAACTTGATCTTTTATATACGGGGCGTTTATATATAGCTGCTTGCATAGCTTTTTAGTAAACTTTTCATCTGTACCGCGCCAACCTAGCGTCAAACTAACAAGTCCGTCTGTAAGCATTTCCTCGTCATCAAAATCTTTATTATTGCGATAAGACTCAAGGTATACTTTTTGCTGTTTTTTAGTTTGCGCTCTAAACAACGCAGAATCCACGCCTACAACTTTTATAAATAAGCCAGTGGGATTTCCTAGATCGTCCTTAACTTCAAACTCTGCACCAGAGTCATGTGCTTCAGATGTATATAGCTCACTAATTTTCATTTTTCCACCCTTTTAGAAAGTTAAGCCCCGCATAGCGAGGCTATTATTTTAAATACTTGTATCTATAGTTAAAGCTGATAGATTTCCATTATCTTTGTATATTGCGACAAACTCTGTCGATATACTCAAAAGACCTTCGCCACCAACTTCAACAGCGCCAGTAGTATATACCACTTCAGGCATTGTAAATTTAATACCTGTAGAGCCAGAACCTAAGCTAACAATAATTGCCTCTTTAGTGCTTGCTAGGAACTTCTCATACTGAGCAATACCACCAGTATCATCAAAATGTGCTGTAAAAGAGCCGCTAACACGACACTTGCCGATACCACCTTGCGTGGCTAAGTTAGAGCCAATCTTGTTTGCAGTTGATAGACCGTTATCTATAGCTAAAGAAAAATCTGTAATTATAGCCGCAGAGGAACCACCTAAGGTTATAGTAGCCTGACTAGAGTGATAAGGATTATTTGCATCCGTGTAGTCAGCTTCCGAGCCATCTATTTCAGCGTTCTCGGTAGTCATAGTTGACCCGATAAGGCCAAAAGAGCATTCAATCAACCCGTCAGCAGGAACTGTCATAGAGAAAGAGTTAAACTCACAACCTTTATAAACATGCACATCGCTATTAGACGCTAAATCTAAAAAAGTTTGATGCAGCGTGTAAGACTGTCTTACCGAGCCGATGTCAAAATCACCGCCTGACTCTAATGCGTCTACGCCTAGAATAGCTCTTAAACCCTCAATATAAGCAGGCTGATGCGATAAATCAAAACTTACATCACCAGTTACCGAATGAGCGCCCATAATTACATCTTGGACCTCTCTATCACCCGTAATAACGCCTGATTCATGATTTGTTTTTGCTAAAGATAAATTTACACTTTTAAAAGGGAATACGCTGTATGCGGCATCTGTTATAGCTGTGCCGTATGTAGCTTCCTCTTGTATGCTTAATTTTACATTTTGACCACTTGCAATAGTCATGTTTTTCTAACTCCTCGCGGGCGTGACCGCATAATAAGATACATCTATATTTCTAACAAAAAATGCACCATCTCTGCGCCCAACGCCAAGTGATACGTTCAAAATCCTAACGACTGTGCCGTTAGCAGTTATTTGCATTCCTCTAGAAAAGTAGTTGGCGATACTGTCTATTCGATCAGTAAATCCACCAACACCAGTTTTGCTGTAGTAGTCAATCTGGAAAAGACCATCGTGCTTTTCAGTTCCAGATGTACCAAGGCTTGCGGTGCTTGTGTCCGCTGGTAGCAACGTGCCTACAACCCATTCAGCATTTAAATTAGTTTTTAAAACTTCAGACAAATCAAAGTCTGTATTTTCGTATATTTTATGTGTAATACTTAAATTTGTACACATTGTATTGAAGAGCGATTCAAATCCAATGCGTATATTCCTAAAAGGCTTAGTAGTATCTGGAGCTACGCCTTGTGTAATTGAGCCAGCATCAATATTGTAAATGTCACCAGTAGAAGACTCGGTTATTAAGTTGTAATCTACGCTCATTGATATTTCCTTACAGCTTGCAACATACTAATCCGCATCATTCCAGCAGGCGCTCTCGCATAACCACCTAGCTCTATTTTTTCAGCGTAGGGCAATGAGTTAGTAAAAAATATAGATTCGCCCATTGTAGATTTATTGATCTTACTTGTTACTCTTTCAGCACTTTCAAGGCTATCTTGCCCTGACTTATCTTCGCTTCTGCCGCTTACAGCTTTAATTGGAGCGCCAAAACTTGCATACCAGCTATTCTTTAGCTTACCTGTATCAACGGATGTCCGATTAACCGTACTAACCATTACATCTTGCACGACTTTTTTTACCGTTTTATTGGCATCTGCAAGTGCAATCTTTGTATAAGCCTTAACTTCTGAGTCGAAGCTCATAATAAATCACCGTTTGAGCTGGTTGTATTGGTGTTATCTCAATAATTCTATAGCTTTCAGAATTTATAGTAGCCGTATCACCAATTTTAGGCGGTGTTGCGGAGTACGCAACGGCAGGAATATCCTTAAAGGCTAAAGAGTTATCAGTCCCCTCCTCCTTTATTTGAGCAAATAAAACTACATTTGCAGTATATGTTGTCTGGCTGCTAGAGCTAACGCCTTGTGTCGGGTCATAGGTGACATTACCATTTCTAGTAAAGGTCACAGATTGACCGAAATCNGTNANCANTTTNGTAGCNGTNNACGCNANTGGCGTATAATCAAAGGCCATTATGCCCTCACAACCCTCATCGGGTTTCTAATTAGCTTTCTAAGCGCCTGAGAGGCCGCTGGTAGCAAAGTACGATCTGCGCTAGAGGATTTATACTCTACCTCTATCTCGCCTATCTTCTCTTTTACAGTCTCTCTGGAGATGGGGTCATTTATACCGAACCCTTGCTCGAAACCGTATGCCAATTCGTAAATGGCAATTAATACCTGCTTAGGTATCTCGTCACTATCTTTACTGTAGCCGTCTATAAGCACTGAGCTTCTAGGCCATTGCAAAGATTGATTTTCAGTGGCTTTTAAGCCAATGAATGGTAATTCTTCAAAATAATCCGTGGCGCGTAAAATGTAAGCCTCTGCCTGAGCATCGCTTATATCTGTTCGTGCTGGGTATCTTGCGTTCAGGTAAGAATCGTAATTGACAACAGTTACGTAACTATTGGCAGTTGTTGATTGCTGTCCTGTTTCTACTGTTAAAGCCATGTTCGCACCTTAAAAAAATGGCCGACCCTCAAAAGTAAAAGGGAGGGAAACTCAAGAGAGCCGACCAAAACTTACTAACTACTAGCCTACTAATGCAGCGATGAAGTCAGGCTTCCACGCTTTAGTTCCCCAAGACGCAGCAACTTCGATCATCGACTTTTTATAGCCTTTGTAGATACGGATTTCAAATACTAGACCTGAATGTGGGTCTTGTACAAGTACCGCATCGTCAGCAGCATCGCCGATAGCAGGAATTGCTGGAGCACGCATTGCAAGTTCGATAGCAGAACGAGCGAATACGAAGTTAGGGTTATAAACGCCACGCTCAACAGTTACAGCAGCATCGTTAGTTGTAGCATTGCGTAAACCTTTATCACCACGGAGCACGATAGTACCACCAGCGGCTTCGTTTGCAGTACCAGTACCAGAAGCAACATAACCAGTCGAATCACCAGCAAGTGTAAACAGATCACCTGAGTCAATAGAACCAGCAGCAGAAGCAGTGTTAGCGTCAACAGTAATAGTTGTTGAGCCAGCAGCAACTAAGCCGTTGTTGATAGCCATTGCA